GTGCTGAGCGACGGCACGCTGGGGCCGGCTCTCAATCTGCGCGAGTTCTTTGAGGCCTACCATGGCGAGGCGCGCTGATGGCCTACGAACTGGTCACAGCGCCCACCACCGAGGTGATCACCCTTGAGCAGGCGAAACTGCACCTCAAGGTCGACACCTCGGCCGACGACGACCTGATCACCATGCTGATCATGGCGGCGCGCAATCGGTACGAAGGCCCCTACGGGATCTACGGCTCGGCTTTTCTGACGCAGACCTGGGACTATTTCGCCGACTCATTCCCGGCGACCGGCCTTGAGATCACCTTTGGCCCGGTCCAGTCGGTCGAGGAGGTCGGGTACAGCGACAGCAGCGGCAACACCGTGGTCATGGATCCCTCGGCCTATCAGGTGGACAAGGTCAGCGTCCCGGCGCGGATCGTGATCCCCGGTACCGTCCCAGTGTCGAGCGGGCTCAACTCGGTCAAGGTGCGCCTCAAGGTCGGCTACGGCGACACGGCGGACAAGGTGCCGCCCCTGGTCGTGCAGGTGATGCTGGTGGCGATCGGCTACTGGTACGCCAACCGCGGCGGCTACGGCAGCAGCAACTTCCCGGCCTGGATCGACCAGCTGGGGCTGCCGGCAAAGCGCCGCTGGGCGATGTGACATGCTCACCACCAGCGGGCTCGCGCCCTCGATCGGCGAATTGAGCCACCGGGTCGATCTACAACGCCGCACCGACGCCCCGGATGCGGCGACCGGCGGCACCGTCGAGGCCTACGCCAAGATCGCCACCGTCTGGGCCAGGGTCGAGGCGATTTCCGGTTCGCTCTATTTCGCCAGCCAGCAGGTCGAGACCGGCACGACGCACGCCATCACCGTGCGCTACCGCAGCGACTGGCGGCTCGTCGAGTACATCCGCTGGGATCGCCGCAGCTTCCGGGTTGAGCGGTGCCGCGATCTGGAAGGCCGCGAATACCAAGAGTTCCTCTGCGAGGAAATTGAGACTGAAACCTGATGCCGATCCAGTTTGTCACCGACGCCAGTCAAGCCACCCGCGGTCTGTTCTCGGTCGCCGACTTTGCCGATCTGGCGCGCCGGCCGATCCGCGCGGCGCTGCGCGAGACGGCGCAGGATGTCATGGTCGATGCCAAGGCCAGTATGCCCGATCGCGGGGGGCGACCGTCGCGCCCCGGCGAGACGCCGACCCGGCAGACCGGGAAACTGGTAGCAGCGCTGATGACGAAGCAGCCGGCCTCGCGCCGCAACGCCGAGCGGGCGTATGTGACGACGCCGCCGGGCGACGAGTACCGCTACGCCTGGATGCTGGAAAGCGGGTTCCCCCGCATCGGCGGGCCGCGCCCGTTCTTGGTGCCGGCGCGGCAGCGGCATGTTGCCGACTTTGTCACCCGCGTCGAAGCCGCCCTCGAGGAGGCGGCGCGGCAGACCAACCGCCGATGAAGCTGAAGCCGATCATCGATCAGCTAAAGGTCGCGACCACCAGCTTCAACGGGCGGATCGCCGGGGCGTCCGAATATGCCGCCGGGGTCGAAAGCACCCGCCTTGTCGTGCCCTGCGCTTTTGTCATGCGCGGCCAGGTCTTCACCGACGAAGCCCGCACTCTGGGCGAGGTCGTGCAGATGATGACCGAGGAGTTCGGCATCGCCGTCGCGGTCGACAACAGCCAGGACGAGCGCGGCCAGATGGCCGAGGAGCTGCTCGACGACATCCGCCAGGATCTGATCCAGGCGCTCCTCGGCTGGGCCCCTGACGAGACGCACAACGCGATGGAATACGGCGGCGACGTGCCGATCGAGATCAACCGGGGCCGGCTCTGGCGGCTCTTCGTGTTCCGCACTTCCGGGGCGATTGCCAGCCTCGACCTGTAGCACCCGCTACCCCGCTTCCAAAACCTGTCTGGAGTAACCGCGATGCCGGAAGATGTCGTGCGCGAAGCCGTTGTTGTGCGCTATGCGGTGACGCATGAGCTGACGCCGGAAGGCACCCTGATCATCGTCGAAGATCAGGTGGTGACCGACCCGCCGCCCGATTTGCCGCTCGGGGAAGAGGTGCCGGCCGATCCTATCGTCCCCGACACGCCGCCGGTCGACCCGCCGCCGGGCACCACCACTACGAGCGGCACCGTCAGCACCAGCAGCTGGGCGGCCCCGACGCCAACGCCCGCCCCTGCGCCTGCGCCAACCTCTACGGACTCGGAGGTCTGACCGATGCCGACGCTGCTGTCGCGCAAGGCAGCGCTCTTATTCAAGATCGAGTCGACCGAGGGCGTCGATGCAGCGCCGGCCGCCGGCACAGATGGCATTCTGGTCGAGAACTGCAGGATCACGCTCAATCCCAATATCGTCGAGACGAACGAGGTCACTCCGTCACTCGACCCTTTCGATCCGATCGTCGGCGGCATGAGCGCGTCGATTGAGTTCGATGTCTACATGAAGGGCTCCGGGTCGGCGGTGACGCCGCCCGAATATGGCGATCTCCTCAAATGCTGCGGCTACGCCGAATGGATCGTTGGGCCGACACCGGGGGGCGGACCCGAGGTTTGCGGTGCCGGCGCTTCGACGGTGCAGGCGACTCTGGGGGCCTCGGCATCGACAAGCTCGCAGCAATATCGCGGGATGCCGGTCAATTTTACCGGCGCGGTCACGTTGAACACGTTTATTTGGGATTACAGCGCCGCGAAGGTTGCGAAGCTGACCGATACCGCTTCTGCCAACATCACCAACACCACGAGCTGGCAGATCCCGGCGAACGTGACCTACGTTCCGGCTTCGAACGTACTCAGTTCGGGCACGATCCATTATTTCAACGACGGGCTGCGGTACGTTTTCCTCGGCAATCGGGGCACTGTCGCCTTTAACATCGTCTCGGGCGGACCGGCCAAGGCCAGCTTCCGCTTTATGGGGATGTTCAGCTCCAAGACCGATGTGGCATTGCCGGCGGTCACCTATGACGTGACCCGCCCGCCGATCTGGAAGGGTGGTTCCTGCACCATCGACTCGGCCCAGGCAGCCGCCGGCACTCTCAACCTCGACACCGGCAATCAATTGGTGATGCCGGATAACCCGAACGCCCTGGAAGGTTTCGACCCGGCGATCATTACGCTGCGTCAGTTGCGGGGTTCGATCAACCCGAAGGAAACCTTGGTCGCCACCAGGAACATCATGGCCGACTTCCGCTCCCAGACGAAGCGGCCGATCCACGCCAAGCTCGGCATAACCGCCGGCAACCGCATCGGCTTCACCATCCCCGCCGCTTTGTACTTGAACGAAACGTACGGTGACAACAACGGCTACCGCATCGTCGATGTGCCGTTCGACATGACCGGGCAAGACTCGGGGATGGTCATCTGCAGCTTCTGACGCTGACCGACTGAACCACAGGCGTTCAGTCGCGCTTTTTTCACTTCCGACCGGAGACAGATCATGCCGACGCTGCTGACTCGCAGGGCCGCCGTGTTGTTCAAAATCGAAAGCACGGAAGGTGTCGATGCCGTTCCGGTAGCCGGCACCGATGGCGTTCTGGTGGAAAACCTCAGGATCACGATGAACCCGAACATCGTGGAGACCAATGAGGTGACGCCCAGCCTCGACCCATTCGACCCGATCGTCGGCGGCATGAGCTCGTCAATCGAGTTCGATGTCTACATGAAGGGCTCGACAGCAGCGGCTACGGCGCCCGAGTGGGGCAAGCTTCTCAAATGCTGCGGCTACTCCGAGACCATCACCGCAGCGGCGGTCCCGGCGGCCCCGGAAGCCTGTGCGGCCGGCGGGACCACCATCCTCGCCAATCTCGGCGCAACTGCTGTTGCGACAGCGCAGCTCTACCGGGGGATGCCGCTCAACCTTACTGGCGCGAACACGCTGCAGACGTTCATCTACGACTACAGCGTCACCAAAGCCGCCAAGATCACTGATACGGCTTCGGTCGCGATCGTCGCCGCGACGCTCTACCAGATCATGCCCAACGTCCTCTATGTCCCGGCGTCGGGAGCGATCAGCAGCGGCACCTTCTATATCTTCAACGACGGGCTGCGGTACGTCTTCCTCGGTAACCGCGGCACCGTCGCCTTTAACATCGTGAGCGGCGGGCCCTGTAAAGCGTCCTTCCGCTTTATGGGCATGTTCGCGTCGAAAACGGATTTGGCGCTGCCGACCGTCAGCTACGACGCGACCCGTCCGCCGATCTGGAAGGGCGGCGCCTGCACGATCAACAGCGCGGCGATGGCAGCCGGGACGCTGAACTTGGACACCGGCAACCAGTTGGTGCAGCCGGATGACCCGAACATGCCCGAGGCGTTTGACCCGGCGATCATCCCGCTAAGGCAGCTGCGCGGCAGCATCAACCCGAAGGAAACCTTGGTCGCGACGCGCGACATCATGGCCGACTTCCGCTCCCAAACCCGCCGGCCGATCCACGCGAAATACGGCATCACCGCCGGCAACCGCCTCGGCTTCACCGTGCCGGCGGCGCTCTACCTCAATGAGACCTACGGTGACAACAACGGCTACAGAATCGTGGACGTGCCCTTCGACATGACCGGCCAGGACTCTGGGCTGAGTATCTGCAGCTTCTAGGAGGCTCCCTTGCTAGCGTTATCGACCAAGGACGCCGTGCGCTTTACGCCGGATCGGCTGAAGGAGCGCGACCCCGTCCCGGTGTTCCTGCTCAAGACCCCGTCGCTGCGCGACAAGATCGCGCTCGACGCCGAGGTGCAGGCCGAGGGCGTGCGCTACCCGCCCAACACCGAATACGCAGAGGTGCTGCGCGAGGCGGTCCTCGCCCAGGTGCTGGAGCGCGACCACCCGCAGCTTCTCGAGATCATCTTGGAATACGAGGCGGTCAACGAGGAAGGCAACCCGATCCCGGCCGAACTCACCGAGCGGATCGAGGAGATCGCCAAGGCGCTGCGCCCCTATCATCGCCCGCTGGCGCAGCTCGAGGCCGAGCGCACCCGCTATCTCGGCACCGCCTTCCTTGTCCGGGCCGAGATGTTCCTCCTCAAGATCGAGGGTGACCCCGAGGCGCCCGAGATCGAGCGCCGCTACGGGAAACTCACCGAGGACTGCCAGAACGCCATCGAACAGCGCTACGGGCAGGGGACGCTCTTCGCCATCGGCGGGCGGACGATCGAGATCACCCAGCCGACCGAGGACGAAAGAAAAAACTCGCCATCGCCGCCTGCATCGCCGCCCGACCCCGAGACTTCGACGGAGGAGCCACCGCCCCCGACGGCTCGGCGTGGGAGATCCTTGGGGAACGGTACGGGCGCAACCCCCGCCTAGACCTGCCGCAGGTCTATTTCGAGGTGGTGCGGCTGTGGCGGCTGGCCTACCCGCCGCACGGGCGCATCGTCGGGATGGCGGCGGGCATCATCCCCATCGTCGGGCACCTGCCGGAAGCCGGCGGCACTCTCGATCAGGCCTCCTGGGTGATGGAGGCCTTTGGTCTCTTAAACAGCTATGAGATGAAGTTCGCGCCGCCGCCGGGTTAAGGAAGGCCGGCCTTTATCGACCGATGAGTCTTTGCAGGCTTGGCGGTAGTGGTGTGCTCCTCGTATCGCTGAACTCGCGGCAAAGCTGGACGGCGATCTCGGCTGTCTTCCTCGTCCTCTCGTTGACATAAGCTTCCTTGTTCGGGTGGTCATAGGAGGTCATCGCCTCGGCCCTGCCCCAAAACTGCCGCACCTGATGTTCTGATAACTCACACCCGTCCGGCTGCCGCGCGTCGGATAGTAACGGCTCGTATGTCAACGGAGCGGAGTTATTCAAGCGTGCACCGAAGTACAGTGCACCGAGAATACCGAGCACGCAAATTATCGAAACAACGAGTGCCTCTTCTAAAAAGTTCTGGCGCATTAGGTGCTCCTGTTTCGCTGCGTCCGCAGCATTTAGCTCAAACCGCCCTGCTGCGGTCTTGATAGGCCCGGCCAAAAAATTGATCGGACCCGCTTGCGGACCTGATGGCAACTCCCCTCTCCATATCCCTCAAAGTCGTCGGCCTGGATCAAGCCAAGGCCGATCTGAGGACGTTTGCCGAAGCCGGTAAGCGGACTTTTGACGAGATCGAGGCCG